CGGACAGGTCGTAGCTGAGCAGGAAGTGCAGCAGGTTGCCGTAGCCCCCGCCGCGCATAGCGTCGGCGATCTTACCGAAGTAGACTACGTCTTGTATGTGCTTGTCGCCTACGTCAAGAACGCAGAACCTTCTCTCCATCGGTCCGGCCGGTACTACCCAGTCCGCGTTGGACGCCATAATAATGTGCAGGCAGTTAGCCTTCATCTCGGTGTCCACACCCTTCGGCGTCACCATAATAGAGTCCTCGGTCACGAGGGTCTTCAGCGTGGACGAGTGCTTCTTGTCCCCGGCGTAGAACGCCTCGTCCGCGAACAGAACCACGCAGTCCCGCAGATGCGCGTTGAAGTTGCCGGTCAGGTGCATAGCGTTACTCACGTGGACGAAGTGTCTCCCGAACAACTTACCGAACGTCCGAGCTAAAAATCCCTTGCCCACACCCTCGTCTCCGCGCAGGACTATCGCCGTCTCTCCGGGCTGAGCCGGGAACTGGACCGTTCGGGCCATCCAGCCGACAACATAGGCGAAGAGCTCCTTGCTACCACCACAGACATTCTTTAGTACGTGGTCCAGGAACGGCTTGTGCTTGTCGCCAGGTACAGGCTCCCAGGCGTAGCCCCGCCACATGTTGTAAGCGTCAGAGAGCTCTCGGCCCGGAGCGAATATTACTCTCTCGTACTGCCGTCTCTTCTCGTGCTCCAGCCACCACCGGCCCAGAGGCATGAATCGTGGGTTCTGCTGGGAGTCGGTGCCGATCTGCACTCGCTGGTTCATGTACTTCTTAGCGAAGTCCTCGAAGGTCATCGTGACGATTTGGTGTCTCTCGAGTATCTCGTCCCACTCTTCGAGGATAATTCGCTGCTTGCCACCCATAGTGACTACGGCGTACCGCTCGTTGAGTTTGCGGAGGTTGCCCGACTTGTCCACCTCGTCCTCGCGAGCCCGCTCTATCTGGCGTAGCGCGTAGCCTTCGGCGTTACGGCCCTTCTCCAGAACAGAGGAGGAGATACGAAATTCCGGGTCCGTTATGACGGAGTAGATGGTGTCGTTGTCTATCTCCCCGCGAACCAGTTCGCAGCAGACGAAGAAGAGTGCCTCGCTGCGGGAAGGGAACCTCTCCGGCTTGTCCGGGTCCGTGCCCTGAACTATGACCACCTTGCACAGGTCAGATACCTTGTCGCCGAGGTCGCTTACGTCGTCCACCCGCTTTATATTGCCGGAGATCTGCACCTGGCTCGTGCGGCCGAAACCCTTAGTCTCGGCCTGGACAGCTGGTGCTGGCTGGAAGATGTCGAGAGAATAGACTCTGTCCTCGTGCCACTCGACCAGTTTGGCCAGCGCCTCAACCCGGCCCTTCGCCTTCTTACGCTTGTCGGGTCGGTTGATTGTACCCGGTAGCCGCATGATACGGTCTACGTTGTGGCAGTTGTCGGCACCGAAGGCGAGCTCGAGAGCCTGGTTGTACCGTTTGGCGTCCTCGTACAGAGCCTCCTCTCCGTTTATGTCTTTCGGCTCGGCCAGCTTCCAGAATCCCTGGTAGCCGCCTCCGGAGAACACGATAACGGTAGGTTTGGGTAGACCGTTAGGAGGCTCTTGAAGCAGTCGTAAGGCTCGTTGACGCTCCTTATCTATGTCTTCCCCGGCTCTCGGGTCTATGTCCACGTGCAGCCAGTCGAGAGACTTCACGTCCTCCCGCATAGGCTTCTTAGAAACGTCGTACCGAGTCGAGTTCACCGAGAAGTATATGTTACGATCTTTTTCGAACTTCTCGAGCCACCCGAATACCTCGGAAACGTCTCGGAACGTCGTAGTGACTATGCTCTTCTTGTCGAGAGTAATAGCCGTCAAGACCCACGGTCCGTCGGGGCACCACTTCTGTAAGAAATCCACAGATGCTTGGTAGTTCGGCGTCATTCTTCTCCTCTGAGGATCGTCTCCAACTCCCCAGTGTCCAGCCCTTCTTTCCAGTGCCGGTAGGCCAACGTGGACAGGTACTCACGATCCGCCGTACCTAAGTGTTCAGCGGCGACGATAGCGTCGAACAGCAGCCACTCCCGACCACACTGGAGTATCACCCACACAGGCTGGCCGCGAGCCCATCGCCGCCTGGCCCACGCCTTCTGCTCAGGCGTGTAGGGATGGTCGAGGACTACTGGTGTCTCTTCCCGCTTAGGCCAGGAACGGAGCCACTTACACTCCATCCATCCTCCGATAAAGTTCACATCGGGAGTACCGGGACCAGCCCGGTTCTCTACCGAGATCGCGTCGAGAGGACGGAGAGCGCTTACGAGGCGCTTTCGCATTCCCTGCTCAGACAAGGCAGATCAGTCCCTTGTTGTTGTCATAGCGGAGATCGCGCTTGGCGATGGTGGCGGTAAAGCCAGCTTCCACACAGAGCTCGACGTACTCGCTACTGATCATCCCGTCCTTGTAGAACGTGAAGCTTCGGTTGGCCGAGGCCCCGCGCTTTACGTAGTCCGGCTGGAGAACAAATATAACCTGCTCGCCAGTCGCACCCAGCAGACTCCGGACCGCCTCTACCCCGGCGTCCTTGGACAGAAAACGCGAAACCTTCTTCACGTCTTCGTACCGCTTGGCGATAGCGTTATTGATCGCTACCAGTTGTGCCCCCGACAGATCGTGGAGGCTTTTCTTCTTGCTTGCCATTTCTTCCTCCCAAAATTAGCCGCACGCCTGCCTCCTCAAAGAGAGCTACGGCGCGCTCCAACGTGTCACCCCACCGACTACGGTAGTCGGCTGTGGGCATATTTGCGTAGACTCTTGTGATACCGGCCTCTATAATAAGAGCAGCACACCGGCAGCACGGTACGGCAGACACGAAGATATAGCACCCCTCCAGGTCTCTCTTCGCGTCGAGTAAGGCCCTCGCCTCCGCGTGCACGACCAACTCGTACTTGAGGGCCCTGTCGTTCATACGCTCGTCTTCTGCTATACCGAACGGAAACCCGTTGTACCCGGTCCCTAAGATACGGCCTTCCGGGTCCGTCACTATGGCCCCCAGCTTAGTGCTCGGGTCGACACTGCGGCATTCACCTATCGTCTCAGCATCCGTAAGTAGCCGCTCTTCTACGTCAGGTCCCATCGGCAGATCTCCGTCTTCTTGCACATAAGGCTTACCGCTATCACCGTTAGTCTTAGCTCCCTGTCCGTCTTAGTTGCTATGTGCGGATGCCAGCTGTAGGTCTGGTCCCGCGAGTCGTGTGTCGTTAGCTCCATCAACCATCTTGGCCATACCGTATTATAGGTTGGCTCGAGAGCGCGGACAGTGTGACGAGGCCCGTACCAGGCCTCAAGGGAAAACTCGATCTCGAACCTGCTGCTCGCTGGTGGTGCGACGATACCCCTAACCCAGTCCACTATCTCGGCCATCTCCGTAGGCGACAAATCCTTGAAATAACTTAACGTCAGGTGCAGGTCCGGCCGTCCCTGGAACCTCAGGCACACATAGTAGTTCTTTCTCGTACTCATAGCTGCACTTCAGGGGACCACATCCCCATCACCCTCCGCTCGTAGTCGGTCAGGCACTCGGACTCTGACCTTAACTGCTCAACTATCTCCCACGGGAACTTGGTCTCCTTGCACCGCCTCCGCCACTCCTTCTCTTCGGGTCTCGGGAACACTACCGCGATAACCTGAGCGTCGTACTCCTGGGCCAACTGTAGGTAGATAGCCCTTATCCACACAGCGTGGTTCGCGTTATCTACGATCACGTGCTGTCCGCGTACCAGAAGAGACCGGATCATATACTCCTCGACCATCGTTACGGTTTGCTCCAGTCTCCTGTCATAGCGGTTTACCCCGAGTACCCTGCGAATGTCGTCCCGAGACACGATAGTGGCCCGGAGTACCCGGTGGGACCGGTTTGCCCAGGAGGACTTGCCGCATCGTGGGAGGGCGACGGTTAGGTACATCGTTGGTCGCCCTGGTAGTTGGTCCCTTGTGGCGAAGTCAGTCGTCATATCTGGGTGCTCCGAGCTCGAGATCTCGCACTCGCTGCTCGAGTTTCTCCAAGTCCACCTTCGGCTTCTTTAGGTGCGCGTCGGCCGAGGCCCCGAGTCTCTTCTCGATCCACATAGATATACGGACACCAAACATGGAGCCGAGCATAGTACCGACACAGTACCACGGGAACAGTATGAAAGACATGTCTCCCCGGACCAGGTGTCGGAACGTAAGGAACCAGATTGAGTTGCTGAAGAATGCCGCTATTAGGTGAAACTTCAGGTCGTTCCGGTTCCGGCTCCGGCTTACGATACTGAACGATGTGTTCTGCACGAAGGCCAGAACCAGTAGTGTGATTGACGCGATTAGGTAGCCTGCCATCTCTTCTCCTCGTTCTTTTTCTTAATACGGCGTTCACGTTCTCGGCGCGGCGTTAGGTATCTCGTGCGCTTCCCGGTCTTGCAGATCCTAACGATACCGCAGCCCCGGCACCAGGATATACCTGGTGCTATCAGTCTCCACTCTGGGTCCATCATTACCAGCGACCCCTTGTCAGCCTTTCTTGACGCTCCTTCTCGAGTTCTTCCTCGTGGAGCTTCTCCAGTATCTTGACCCGGTAGTGCAGTAGAGCCCCCACCAGACCGAGTAGTATTATGCAGAACCAGTCCATCTTATCTCTGAGCCTCCTCGTCACTTACCCTTGTCGTAAACTGGCAGACCAGGCCCTCGTTCTCTGACCAGATGAACGAGGCGCTGGCTCGGTTCTTGTCGAGAAAACCCATCTCGTAGTGCCACTTGTCCGAGGCACAAAGAGACGGGAGCATACGGACCACGGTGTGGGAGCCGAGCGTGTCCGCCTGCATGTACTGCAGCTCCATTATTTTGTGCAGGTGGCCGGTGTGTATCTCGTGGTGGTCGGCGTCGGCCCACTCCTTCTTAAAGAGCTCGGCGAATATACCCCGCTGCTTCTCCCACATCCCCTTGTTCATAGGGTGGGAGAAACCGATAGCGCTGTTGCCCCACGTGTACAGCTTCCGGCTACGGGCACCAGTGTCCACGGTAACACCTCGCCGAAACCCACCGTCCACGTCCATGTAGTGCGCGGCCAGTTCCCTGGCCAGGAAGTACGAGGTCTGCTCGTCGTGGTTGCCGGGGACCCATATGAGGTGCACCGGAGCGATCTGGCGTAGCCGTTCTATGCCCCGGAACAGGGACCAGAAGCCAGACTCGTACACCTTAATGAGTCGGCCCTCTATGTCGAGCCGGTGCTTGCCCTTCGGTGTCTGGAAGGTCGGGTCGTTGCAGTGGAACCAGTCGTTCCCTATCGGGACGAGGATCTGCTTGACGTTGTACGGCGAGGCCTTCTCGATGACCTTCGTGGTGGCTATGTCGAAGAACGCGTCCGAAATCTTCAGGTCCCAGTGGGCCTCCACCTCTGGCTTCCAGGCAAGTAGACCGTGGTGCTGGTCGAACGGGCACCACTCCAGCATCACCGGATCTTTCTTTAGACTACGATACTTAACCTTTGGTGGTCTGTACTTCCTGGCGATCAGCCTGTCGCACAGAGTCTCTATCGCCTGCTCCGCAGGCGTGCGGCGCTCGAGAGTGCACGAGATATGCATGTTGGTGTAGACTCTGGATTGGTCGGCCGTGCACTTACCGACGGTCTTCCGTAGCTTTACTGTAACCTCGCTACTGGACACTCGGCAGGTCTTTACGGCCCACTCCTTCGGGTCCACGTCGCACGCTTTCAGTAGCTTTTCGGGACTCTTTATGTCCAGCCATCTCGGCCTGCTGTCCTTTTCGTGAGTCACCTCTATGTCGAGCTGACCACCCTTCTCCCCGAGAGTAGAGGTGACCTTCTTACCCGGCCTCGGGTCCTTGTTTACCGTGACGTTGCGACGACGTCGTATTCTACGAACGGTCGCCTCACCAATACTTAGCTCGGCGGCCACCCCCACATTTGTCATTCCCGAGCAGAGTAGCGCTACAACTCTGTCCTCTACAGCAGGGTCTATTTGTCTTCCCATGATTCCTCCTGTGCAACCTTCTTAACCTCGCCCCAGCTGGGACCAACCTCTGTATCTACCCTAAACGGCACTCTCGCCGTTACGCACTCCCGCATAATGACGGCCAGTTCTTTCGCCTGCTCGACCCGCTCCACCGTTTGGTCTAACTCGTCGTGTACCTGCAACTGGAGCCTGAACCCGGCCTTGTCCGCCTCTACCATAGCGATCTTGGTCTGATCTCCTGATGAGCCCTGGATAAGTCGGTTGCACGCCTTGTGTATCCAGTCGTACCCGCCAGAACCGTCGACGTTCTTAGCCGGGAACCGGCAGTGGCGACCAGACACTGTCTTGATATACCCGGTTCGGGCAGCCTTCTTCTCGCACAACTTAGCCAGCTGCCTTACGAACGGGACTCGCCGATTGAACAGGTCCAGAACCGCCTGGGCCTCGTCCCCAGCAACTTCTATCATCCGACCGCGCCTGTTCTCTATACGCTTAGTGGGCAGCCCGAGGCTTCTCGCCAGCTTGGCACCACCCATCCCGTAGCACAGACCGAGGAAAATGATCTTAGCGTTAAACCGCTGCGTGTATGACGGCTCCTCCTTATCCCCAAGACCGTAGATAATCCGAGCCATCATAGTGTGGTTGTCGGTAAGGGGATCGTTCCGGTACTTCTCTGCTGCCGCTACGACCGACGGGCAGTTGAACCTCAGGATCCTCGGATTCTCGTGACAGTCCTCGGCGTAGTGCACCAACCACCTGGGCTCCTGCTGAGAGTAGTCGTTCGAAGCCCAGAAGGAGTCTGGGTCGTCGGGGATGTAGATGCTCCGCCACATGTCGGCGAAGTCGTCCCGGGACGGCTGCTGCTGTAGGTTCGGGTCTACGCAGGACAGACGACCGTACCGTGCTCCCTTGTCTTCTCCGGTCCCGTCGTCTGTCTTACGTAGCTGGTTGAACGTGCAGTGTATCCGGTCCCCGACGGCGTGCTTCCGAACTGACGCGGCAAACGTGGTGCGGAGTTTGGCGACTTTGCGGGCACGGTTAAGCGCGTCGGCCACGGGATGCTTAAGACTGGCCAGGAAGTCTTTGTCTATGGAGTATTGGCCGGACTCTACGGTTCGGGGAACTTTTACGCCTATCGCCTGTAGGGCAGGAGCCAGTGCTGCCGCTTTCATGACGTCTTCAACAGCGATCTGTACGAGAGTCTCGACACGTACTCTGTCCAGACACTGCTGCGCCTCTTCCAGGGCCCACTTCTCTACCTGCTCCAGTTTGTCGAAGTCTACGCGCACCCCGCGTCGCCGCATCTTCACGAGCACGGGCAGGAGTCGGCTCTCCAGATTGTATACTTCCCACAGTTCCTGCTCATCTATTTCTCGCTCCTGCCTACGTAGTAGCTGCAACGGTAGCTTGGCGTCTTGCACGGCGTACCCGGCCACGTACCTGGCCGGCAGTTTCCACAAATCTTTCTTTGGGTCCACACCACAGATTTTGGCTATCTCGAGTAGTAGGGTCTCGTCCTTACCCGGTAGGCCCCGGCGCGCCGCGATATTCTCTAAAGAGTAGGAGAACTGGAGCTCGTCCAGTAGAGGCTCGGCTATCTGGCAGTCCCGAAACCACCGGGCACTACGGAACACGATTTTCTCTTGTGCGAGATAGTCGAGGTCGTACTGCAACTGTGCCCCGCAGATATCGCCGGAGAACACCTTAGCCTGGTCTCTGAAGTAAGCCAAGGCATGCTCGGGCGATTCTACATTATCCCCACCGGCGTGTCGGATCGGGACGTATGCGGAGGGCCCGTCCTCTATGGCGAAGGATATCCCGACGACGTAGCCGTCACGCCGGACACCCGGTCCCAGCGTCTTTAGCTGCGGGTCCTTGGTCTCGACGTCCACCGATACCCGGCCAGCTCCCTTCCAGGAAGGGAGCTCCGAGATCTTTGGCGGCTCCCAGTCAATCTCAGGTTTGAAGAGAGGTAGTTGCATCGTCTTTCTTATAGGTCGTGTATATTGCACCTAACCTGTTGTGGCAGGTCCGGTCAGTAAGGAACTGCACGAACCAGTTCACACACGGGCACAACGGGAGATAAGGCACGGCCCTTACGGGAACTATCCGAACCTCCTCGTCCGTCTTAGTTTCTACCGCGTTGGCGATATAATCGTTCTGGCCCCAGAAGCAGTGGACTATGAAGTCCTCACCGCACAGTTCTGTGAACTTGTTCCACTCCTTGCACTGCGTGTGGACCCCGGTCTCTTCGAAGAACTCGCGGATCATGGCGTCTTTAGGAAGCTCGCCGTCCTGGCATCCGCACGTGCAATTTCCCTTACCGAAGACGTCGTCCTGCTCGGCCACGTGCTGCTTCCCCATCTCTATCTTACCGCCGACACCGTTCCACCGGCCGAGTACTGCCCTCGGCCCGTGCTCTTTCTTCATGAGAACTACCTTGTCCATGGCCGCGTCGAACATGAACCCGACCACGTACTCCTGTATCATCCCCATCCTTTCACCTCCTTTACGACCTCAGTCTTTGCGGCCTGCTTAATATCGATTCGCTCTTCCGTAATGACGTGTATGCGGAACGGGTTATTGACCGGCATCTCGGTCTTGTCTGTCCAGATCAGCACGCAGCCACCCACCTGGCCGATGTACGTAGCCAGTAACTGCACAGGGAGACCGACCGCGTTCTCTTCGATCGCGGCCTTAGTCGCCACGAACACGTCTCTTTGGAGCTTCATAAATCGTTGAGTGTCGGTCATCTATCCCTCCTTAGCCTTAGCGTCTGCCCTAATCCTGGCCACACGCGCCTCGCAGCAGTCTGGGCACTCGCACTTCTCGCAGTGCGGCTCCTCGGTTAGTGCCCTCTTGGTCACACAGGCATTGCAGATACAGCCCCCGTTAGGTTGGTGCTCCGACGCGTTGTCTCGGTGCTTTGACTTAGCAGCGACAGAACCTCGGGCACGCATCTCCGCCTCCACCAGGACCAGATACCGGCGAAGGTCGCGGATGTCGTCAATAAGCCCCTCGCCTCGCTCGTCCTTCATAATGTGGTCGAAGATATCGAACTGTCTGGCTCCGCCCTCCTCGCTCTCTATCCGGTTCTCGAGCCGGTCCCACTTGCGGCAGAGCATCATGTAGGCCCCTACGCCACCCCGACGCTTCCAGCTTCCCTTGTAGTGTCCCTCGGCCTTACGAAGACCTGTCCCGTCCTCCGTCGTTATCGGGATAATGTGCTCCAGGTGTTTTGTGTCCATGTCGTGGTCCACTTCGCTTTCCTTTCCACAATAGGTCGTAGCTTCGTTTATACCTACTATAGTCTTTCGTCAGTAGTTCAAAGACGGGAGTAGGTATCCAGATCATATTCTCCGTAGTCCACTCGCCGATGTTCCGCAGTAGTACGTGGACATTCCGGTTCCCCACGAGTAGCTGGTCCTGACACCAGAGGAAGAGCTCCAGCATGTCCACGGCCTTAGCCCACCTGAGCTCTGTCTCGGACAGATGGCACTTCCTTATGAATTTCATCTGCACGTGAATTAGTTCCTCTGCCTCCTCCATTCCACTCGCGATACCGGCGAACATCTGCTTAGCGTACCACGGCGCGTCCCCGGTCCACCGCTCAGCCACGTCATGGGTAAGGACGTACATAAGAAGGAGTTTGGAAGCATCCGGATACAGCGTATCGAGAAGCATCGCCGCGTGCCAGGAGTGCTTTGCATTGTCGTACTCCCCGAAGTGGGGAATAGTGTGGCATCGGCGCACGTGCCCGGCCTCGCGTAAATCTTGTATCCGGTCTAATGTTCTTTTGTCCATTTCGCTACTCGTCTCTCGAGCCACTCTCCTGCGGCCATGGTCCAGTCATGATTCTTCGGCATCTGCTTAGCCACTATCTCCTGGGCGTTACGGAGTCTCTCTATTCTGCTACCGTCACCGCGCTTATAAAACGTAAGCGCTCTCAGCATAGGCGAGGCGATCTTTCTCGTAAACCAGTCCTGACTGCCCAGAGGAGTGTCGCCGACCTCGAGAAGCATGCGGCTGTCCGCGTCGAATATGGGCACGGTGCCCCGGACGAGAGGCGTAGTGACGACCATGTTCTGCTCGTAGGGACAGCCGTTCCTGTACTGGGAGGACGGCCACGCCTTGGCGGCCAGCTGGTGCATTAGTTCCTCGTGCCGGTCGAGATACAGATGCAGGTTGTTGGTCACCTGCCAGTACCGGCCGACCCCGCAGCCTATCATCTCCGCCATGTACTCCTGCAAGAAAGAGAAGTGCACCGCGTTGGCTCCGAGAGCACCCCATACCGCGTCGTTGCTCCGGTTGCACACGGTCATGTCGAGACGACGCTCGTGCACGGCGAAGTAGACGTGCGTGTTGCACGGTACGTCCTTAGTAGCTGCCCCGAGGTCGTAGTTCGCGTCCCATATCTGGAGCACCTGTCGCCGGCAGTTCTCGTCGGCCCGCATCGCCTCGGCTATCATGGTGAGCTGGTCCGTGCCCGTTTCCGGATGCGGGATCTCGAACCAGTTCCGCCAGCGAAAACCATAGGCCCCGTGGAATATCTTCCCGTTGTCCGAGAAGTCCGCCATGCTGGGTAGTATGGACACTAAGAACTCCACGTCTCGCCTACCGGCCAGCATCCACAACGACTCGAGCACGTGGAAGAACGGGTTGGCGTCTCGCTCCGGCCAGAACACGACTCGCTCGCACGGTCTCTCGTACATAATAGTAGTCGGCCCGTCCATCTTAAGGACCGGTCCGCTACGACTCTCCTGGCGGATACCCTCGGTCATCAGTAGGTGCATAACCTCGGGCAGTGCCTGGTGAGCGTTTCTCGCTCTTACTACGTGCATTATGACCACCTCCTAATAGAGTTTTCGCTCTGCGTTACGGCCTCCAGATGATCCGGGTTGCAGCATGCTCGTTGCGTACACATCGGCTTCTTGTGGTCTATAGTCATTCCTTCCGGGATCGCTTTCTTAAGCGCTGCATAGGCGACTCTGTGGACCCAGCGAGACTTACCTTCGTACCATATTTTCCCGTATCCCTTTCTGTCTCGACAACCCATCCACACCCAGCACCCGTCGTTATTCTCCCTAAGATTAGTAAACAGCCGCCTTAGCAGGTCGGGATCACTTATCTTCGGGAAGGCGTGTGCCCGAGAGAGTACCATCCCTGATACGAGTCGTACGCCTTCTTCCAGTAGATCGTAACCTCTTTGCGCGTACCGAACTCTCCTCCCGACCTGTTCTTCTTCATCCGTAGCCGGACGAACGGCTCGTGCAGCTCAGCCAGCTTCTCGGCTGCCGCCGCGTGCAACTTGTGGCTTCGGTAGTCGCTGCAACCCCCGGCCTCCTGAGTCTGCTTCTGGCCCTGCGCAAAGTTCACCGTCATAGCGTTCGGCACACCTCGGCGGAGCAGCTGGAGCAAGACGTCGAAATCCTCCATTACCGGGACCCTGCCGTGCTCGCAAGCGAGAAACTCAGCCGTGTTGAAGGCCAGCACCCGGATAAGTCTGGTGTTGATGTTCGGGCACTTGTCGAACCGATTGTTCCCCTCGCGAGGACTAACGCCGACAGCGCCGTAGCCCTTTAGGAGTAGATGCTCGATATAACCCACCATCCTCTTAGTCTCTTCCGGCTCCTGACCCCGCAGGTGCCAGTCACCCGGCGCCTTCCGGATCAGGAACCCGAGGTCGTCGTCCATCATGCAGAAGTGCTTGTCATTCCCGGCCTGTTCGGCACACCACTGCCGTGTCATAGCGATCCCGTCATACGGGCAGACCAGAACATTGTCGGCAGGAATACGTCCGGCGACAGCGTCCTCATATTGTGGCTTCTGACCGACAGGAACTACCACGTAGGGATGCGGCAGGTTGGTCTTAATTAGCTGTCTCAGAGTCCGGCCCTTCTGAGCCACCCTGTCAGCTCTTGACCTCGACGGTATAAAGATCTTCATCCGTTGTATCTCCTCTTCATTCTCTTCCCCTCGTACTTAACCCGGTAGTATTTGGCGTATTCGCAGAGCCAGTGCTCCACCTCACGCATTTCCCACTTCGGCCAGTGCTGCGGCCACAACTCCTCCGCCGTACTAAGAACAACGAGTCGTTGCATAGCCTCTATCGCCGCGATCCGGTCCCTCGCTGCTCCGTACGACATCTCCTGGGCAGTTAGTTTGGACAAACCGAGACAGGCCCCTGGCCCAGGAGCAGCCCACATGGTGATATCCGGCGCGTTCTCCAGAAGATAAGTCCACCGCAAATCACTCGTTATCTCGTAGGCCATAAAAGAACCGAGACAAGGGAACCGCATTAGGATACGCCACATATTCTCGAGAGTGCACGGCTGCTCCAGCCGCGTAGTGATCTCCAGATGGTCGCGAGATATCGAGTGCACCATACTTATGATACCGTTCAACTTGTCCATGCCGTCGGGACTCCTGATAACGTAGGCTGCCCCGCATATAGGTCTGGTGTCCCTAAGCGCCTCGTGCGTGCGGACACCGTCGAAGTGTGTGTTGACGAACACCCTTGCGTCCAGTAGCTTCTGCAACGTCTCTACCTTATTGACGAGCCGGCAGAGGGCCATGGCCCACATAACTCGGGACTCGTTCCGATACGGCTCTCGCACGTTCTCGCGGATCCAGGTAGTAACCTTGTCGTCCTCGCGAAACACGTTGCAGAAGTACCACTCGCGGAATATCGGGTCGCTGGTCCAGGGTCGGCTCTGCCCCTCTCGTCTCTTCTGGAGAATAGTGTACCGTTCTCTGGCTGTAGCGAAGTACTCTTCGACGCGGTCGTCTTGTAGTTCGTAGGTTGGCATGCTTATATTATAGCCTTTCTGGATAAGAGTAGTATCTTAATCGCACTCTCGTCGGCCAGACTTCGTATCCAGTCGACAGGAGGCTCCCTTCTTAGCAGTGGAGATAATACCCGAACGCTTACCTCCGACCTGGTAGGTGGTGATACCTTTACACCCCAACTCCCAGGCTCTCATGTAGAGTTCTTTGAACTCGGGCCACGGTGTATCACTTGGTACGTTGCAGGTCTTACTAACCGCAGAGTCAACAAACTTCGAGGCACAAGCGAGAACAGCAAGATGCTCGTCAATAGTAACCTGGTCTGCGGTCTTGCCCTCTACACCCAGTACTCGATAACCATAGTCGTCAACACTAAACTCAGTTGCTCCGTCTGGCATATTGACCAGGCGCTTCTGCTCCAGAGCAAAGACCGGCTCAATACTGGACGATACGTTATCAGCACAAAGTGATATAGTACCTGTGGGGGCTATCGACAACAGATGACTGTTACGAATACCGTTCTGCCGAATCAAATCCTGAGTCGTACTACTAAGGCTCTTAATAAACTCACTGTCGCAGTACTTGTCTCGTTTGTACAAAGGAAACGGACCCTTCTCTATTGCCAACTCCACCGAGGCTCGGTAGCAGTTCTCAGCAAGAGTACTGAGTATCTCGGCCTGCACATCAACGAACTCCGCAGAACCATAGGGATAACCCATAAACTCGATAGCATTCGCGAGGCCAGTCACACCAAGACCCATCCGACGAGTGGCCTTAGCTGCCTTCTCCTGCTCATATAGGGGATAGGTAGTATTATCAATCACATTATCCATAGCTCGAACAACGTGGTGAATGTCTTGAATCAACAGACTCCGATTAAACCATGGTGGTCCGGACGAAAGAAGATACTTCACGAGATTGAAAGAGCCGAGAAGACATGCCCCATATGCCGGCAGAGGTTGCTCCCCGCACGGATTGGTTGCGATTATCCTCTCGTAGTACTGCTGATTATTCATCCTGTTCACGGTATCAATAAAGATGATACCCGGCTCAGCCCAGTCCCAGGCCGAACGCATAATAGTGTCCCAGAGCACCCGCGCGTCAATCTCCTGGTAGGACTTACCACCAAATCGTAGAGTAAACGACTCCTTATCTCGCACAGCCCTCATAAATTCGTCCGTAACAGCCACCGATATGTTGAAGCCGGTAAGCCTATAGACTGCCTGTAGCGCCTTATGCCACTCTCGCCACTCAACTGTGCCAGCCTCACACTCGGCCAGCTTACGAAGAATCGGTTCCACTGCCGCAGGTGGCTGCTTGCATCGAACGAACTCCTCGATATCAGGATGATCCACCCGCATCACACCCATCTGGGCTCCTCGTCGATGTCCCGAAGAGGATATACATCGACAGATGGCATCGTAGATCTCCATGAAGGACACAGGCCCAGAGGAGGAGGACTGGAGCTTGCGGATGAGATCTCCGCGCGGTCGTAGGGTGGAGAAGTCGTAGCCGATACCTCCTCCCATACGCATAGTGGTCGCTGCCTCCGTGGCTATCTGCATTATGGAGCCGTGGCCCTCCACAAAGGAGTCCTCGATCCTGCCGGAGACAAAACAGTTGAATGCTGTTACGTTCTTCTTGCTACCGATGGCAGCCTGTATTCGACCACCCGGCATAAATCTCATATCGAGAAGCGCATCGCGAAAACCGTGAAAGTGCTCTTCGCTATCCTCCAAGGTTCCGGCGATACGGTTCATCGCCTCTTTGAAAGTCTCGTTCTTGCCTCGATACTTCTCGGCGTGTATAGCTTCTGAAAACTCCAGTGTTGGTCCCATATTAGTTCCTACAAATTGTTACCTTTTCTGATGCCCTTGTAATAGCTGTGTACAACCAACGCCTGCTGTCCTGCCTAAACTGCCAGGCCTCATCAAAGATGAATACGTTAGGCCACTGGGATCCTTGTGCCTTGTGGGTCGTAAGAGCATAGCCAAAGTCAAAGCACTGTGCCTCACGAATGTCCCAGTGACCCAATTCGTCCTCGTGTCCCGTGAAATAGTGCGTGTGGGCGTCCACCGTTATAGTAGTGTCCTCGGACCGGACCGTAAGCACCATACGGGTATAGTCCTTGATCGACTCAGCCTCCTCCACGACCCAGATAGTACCGTTAAGGAGACCCACCTCGTGGTCGTTCTTCAGGCAGACTATGCGGTCGCCCTTTACCGGAAGAGGATCAACACCCAGGCCCAGAAGAGTCCGCATCCTGTGGTTGCACTTACGCCGCGTCTTGTTGAGACCCACCAGTATCTGGTCGGCCCCGGTCACGAGTTCCTTTTCTGGCTTACCCCGCATCACGAGGGACTCGCCGTACTGTCCGTCCTGGAGAGGCTCTCCCTGGCGGACTTTGGTGGCCAGGTCTATAACCGGGTTGCCGCGAGCCTGACGGTGTATCTCCGTGAGCATCACGTCCGGCTTCGCCTCGGTAAAGAAACCGAGACCCTTAACGGGAGGCAGCTGGGCAGGATCTCCGAGGGCGAGTACCGGTATGCCGAAGCTAAGCAGGTCGTCGGCCATTCTACCGTCCACCATAGAGACCTCGTCTATGACTATGAGGTCCGCGTCCTGTACCGGCGCTTCCGGGTTTAGAACGAAGTGTGGCTGCCTGACGCGAGCGTCTTCTGCCTTCACTTCGGCACGAAGTTTCTTTACTTCCCGGCTCTCGTTCGGGTCACCCTTTTCTGCCTCTATCTCGCCGACGAGGTCGAGTAGCTTACCCTGTAGCTCTCGCAGATGGACTTTAGACTTGTCCGACGGTAGGTAGATCATCTGGTGGATAGTCTGGGCCAGGGGACACCCCTTAGACCGCATGACGGACGCGGCCTTACCGGTATAAGCTGCAAAGTAGACGGTGCCGGCACTCTCTGCCAGATGCTTAGCCAGCGTAGTCTTACCGACCCCGGCGTAGCCGAACAGCCTGAAGATCTGCTCGTCCTTCTTGGTCAGCCAGCGACCAACGGCGTCTATCGCACCTACTTGTTGACTGCTCCAGTTCATAGCACTCCCCACACCTCAGAGGATAAAGAGTCAGTTCCCTTATCCCCTGAGGTGTGACCGTGCCTGCTGTACCCTGTTGCAGGCACGGTCTGGTGGTGAAGAGGGGGATTCTCAGTCTTAGAACGGCTCGTCGCCGTCGCTCTGCGCGGTGTCGTCCTGCGAGTCCACGGCAGCCTTAGCAACGCCACCACGGACGGCCTTTACCAGGGCCATACCTTCCTTGAGCAGGTTCTCGAAATCGGTGCCGGGCAGGTTCAGCGAGGACTTCATGTCACCGCATGCCGGGTCGATCTTGAAGTTCCTGTACGGCTGGCCCTGCTTGTTCTTGTCCGGGACCGACGTGATCTTGAATCGGAAGGCGAACATCGGTGGGTCGCCCTTCATCGTCCGGATCCTGGTCATGAGCTGGGACCGGTAAATCTTGATCTTAGTGGACGAGAAACCGACGACCATCGGCGTGAGCATCGTGTTGCCCTCAGGCCCGTCGATAAGCAGGCCATAGACATAATGCGTCTCGACCAGATCGTGACCCTCGTCAGTCTTCAGCTTGAACTGGTCCTCGGCTGCCGCCTTGCAAGCTCTCACCAGTTCCGAGTTGAGCTCGTGTATGGCGACCAGCCCACCACCCGCGTCGCGAGGAATCCACTCCACGTAGACGCTGTCCTTGCAGCACGGCACGAAGTAGGCTTCGTCCCCGATGAGCTCGTTCGTAACGCTGTTGATCAGCTGCCCGACTTTCGCTCCCTCGATAAACTTCGGGTCGCCCTCGCTCAGCTGAGGACTCAGTTGCTGGAGAAGCGTCAGAAACGGAATCTGCACGTCGTTCTGCCCCACGTTCTCCATACCGGCTCCGGCGTACTCGCCGAAGTCCACTTTGGCCAGGTTAGCGTCTCCCGGCGCCTTCAGGCTGTCTTTCTTGTCTTTACTCATTTCTGTTCTCCCGTAAGTGCGGCGGACTCTTTGACGTGCTCCGGCGCTTGGCACGGCCACTAATCTTGTGGCGTCTTGATCTTTGTGGATCTCTGCTCGTATATCCCGAAAATATCCCGGGGAACTTCCTTACCGTTCTCCAGTTCTTTCCTGACGAAGGAGGTTAGCGACGCGGCCTCCACTTTCATGTCCTGCTTTACCGCGTTCCCCACGCTGCGTTTACGTAGCTCATCCAGGAGTTTCTTAGCTGCGGCACCCTCCTTGGCGTTGAACGATACGACGACCGTCCTCTTAATAAGGGCGTCGTGCTTGTTCTTTAGCAGCCACGCGAACGCCTCGGCCTTACGGTTCCCGATAGAGGCTCTGATCTTAGTGTCTATCTCTATCTCTATACCGGCTGTGTTCACGAACTTCTTCAGCCCCAAAGAGTCGAGATACGCGGGAATGTCGAACTCGTCCAGCTGCCGGTGCCTCTCCTGCGCCTTCCTCAGCTTCTCCTGGGCCTCCTCGACCTCCTGCTCTGCTTTTATTAGCTTCTTCAGCAGATCGTTAAGGCGAGCGAACGCCTCCTCGGAGGGAGCATCGTCGGCTCGGAAATCCGCGAACGGGTCGGCATTCTTAGGCTTAGTCATCGGTAATCCCCTATATCCACTCTAACAAAGTATCGCCCGTAAGGCTGTTGGAGAGACTCCGCTTGTCCCGTAGTGAGTCTATAATCCTCATATCGACAGTACCTGTGGCGGCTATGTCTACGTAGTGTACCTTATCGTCCTGTCCTATACGGTGCGGCCTGTCCTCGGACTGTATCCGGTCCGTAAGACTGAAGCTGTTGGAGTAGTACACGCAGGTCTTAGCCATGTTCAGCGTGTGCCCCATCCCGATAGCTGCCGGAGACGCCACCAGGAACTGGACGTCCCCGCGCTTAAACCGGTCCAGAGCCTCGTCCCGGGCAGGGCCCGTCACCTCACCGTTTACGACCACGCAGTTGTCCCGGAAGAGCTTGTGCCCCGAGATCAGCCGGTGGTCCTCCCGGAACCTGGCCCAGAGGATGGCCTGGTGCGGGAGGTCGGTGCAAATGTCGACCAGCAGGTCGAGCCGGGGATTGTCGCCTGGTATCGGGACGAGTGTGTCGTCGTCGTCCGACGCCGGCAGGTAGCCGCAGCATATCTGCTGGAACCGCAGTAGCTTGACTATGGCCAGTATCGCGGTGAGCTCGCCGCAGGCAGCCTCCACAACGCAGTCGTCCGCGAGCTCCTTGTACATACGCTTCTGCGCAGGAGTGAGCTCGAAGTATCTCTTGCTGTATATCTTCGGCGGGAGGTCGAGTACCTCGTCCTTGGTAACGCGCGACCCGAGCTCGTGTATGTGCTTGTAGAGAATCTCGAGGTTCCGATAGCTTACGCAGTGGGGATAGGGTCTCTCGTCTCTCGTGTATAGGGTCTCCCATACCCCGAAGAACGTTTTGAACGCAGCAAAGTTTTGTATCCCGTAGGGTCGCCACACGTCCCCGTCAAGAAACCGCAGCTGGTTGTAGATATCGAACGGGGACTCCGCCACCGGCGTTCCCGTCAGGACTCGTCGGTAGGGAGCCGCGACTTTAGATCCGAGTAGGCGCTTGGACCACTTGGTCCCCGGACTCTTTATTCGGTGCGACTCGTCCAGAACGTACATGCACCGCCGATTCTTAAGGAACGCTTTCCACGCGTCCCGGCCCCGACCGGTCCACACCGCGTTGTACGACATGACCAGAACGGCGAGTCCCTCGTGCTTTAGCGTACCGGCGAAAGACCTCTTGTGCTTCTGCGTGTCTGTGGAGTACCACACGTGCGACCGTATCCGCTCGGCCACCCTGTCGGGCACGTGGGCCTCTATCTCGTCGGATACCCAGTTCCGGTGCACCCCGTTAGGAGCTATCACGCACAGCCCGTCTATCTCCTCTTCTTCGTAGAGGTAGGTAGTGCTGTCGAGGACCGGCTTAGTCTTGCCGGTCCCCTGCTCCCAGAACAGCCCGCGTATCGGGTCGGCCCCGTGGTGCGTGAACTCCTCGTGCTGGTGGTCGTATGGTTTTGTCTTGTACCTGTAGGTCATAGTAAAGAAGCAGAAGAGAGGACCGTACGACGAACATCGGTTTGAGTAATAGTGGTTCTCTATCGCTCTCGGCCATCGGAGCGCGGTGCCTCTCCCCTGCGGTCTATCTATTTTCGTCTCAGAGCACGCGACACAAGAGCTACCGAGGATATGATCGGCTCCCACTTCTCGTAGATCACCTCCTGAGCATATTCTGTAGCCGCCAGAACAGCTTTCTCGGGATCCTGTATTACCTCGTGACGTATCGCTTCTGCCGTTCTCTTGTCCATACCCTATTCTCCCCTTGTGCGCCGAGTTTCAGCCGCAGCTGAAGTGCTGCTCGGCCCGTTCTCTTATCTCCGTCAGCAGGGAGCCCGCGCCGTCGGCGGGCAGGCCCTCCTCCCGGAGTATCTCCTCGATGTCCCCGACCGTTAAGCCCACGGAGATGTCGACGTCCACCGTGCCGCCCTCGCCCATGTAGCCGTAGCCGCGAGAGACGTCCACCACGCCGGTGACGGGGATCTCCCGCACCACGAGGGAGACACCCTCGTGCTCGAGCTCCAGATCTATAGTCTGGTCAATCTGCACGAAGTCCTCCGTACTTGACCAGTATCTTACCGTTCTTCACCCACCAGGCGTCGTAGATAGGCCCCTCCCAACCTCTCTTGACAAAGGCTGCCTTCACGTGGCTTACCCCGGCCCCGCGCGGGCACGTAACCACGATCCTCGGCTTCTTAAGGTCTGGGTGGAACGGTTCGAGCTCCACAGTCACCGGGTCTCCGGCGGGACGATCCGTGTGGGTCATAAACGCGAACCACCTCCGCTCATGATCCTGGTGTCTCTCAAGCATCTTCTGCGCTTGCGACTTCAAGTTTCCACCTCCTATCCTTAGTCTGCATCATCCAGTTTACGAACAGAGACCCCGGTAACCCCTCTTCCCCGAACTTCGCCTCTATGGCCGACAGCGTCGTGTCGGACGGGCAGAAGACCACCAGCTTAGGCGCCTGGACGCTTACCGTTATGTGCTTTATGCGCACGGAGGTCCGCATCAGGAACTCGGTGATCTCCCCTACCGGCTGCGTCTTCGGCGCGTACTTAGCCAGTACCTCCCGCCGTTTGTGGCGGACAGCACGCATCGTACGACCCAGCTTCTTAGCCAAGTCGAAGGCCCGCTCGCCCGCGTGGGCCAGCAGGTACTTCTCGTCCTCGCGGGACCACAATCTCTGGTGGTAATCGGCACCCCGGCGAGAGACGTCGTTCTCGGCTGACTGCTGCTCCTGGCGACAGATATTGCAGCGCGTCCTGAGCAGGCCACCCGGTCTCTCCCGACTAAAGCAGTCGAGGCGCCTCATCTCGCCGCAACCTTTGCATCTCCGCTCCGTTATTCCCATATCAGTCTCCTAACAGTTCGCGAGGTAGGAGGCGATCGTCAACCACAACACGAATCGTGTGGACGTGTTACTGAACGGCCCGCCTACCGGCGAACGATAAAATTTCCACCACCACTCGCTCATTCTCTCGCACATTATTTGTTCCTTTCGAGAAGAGCATCAATCTTGGCGTAGCGATCGTTGGTAACCTCGACCACGTTCTCGGCTGCGTTCTTTACTGCCCAACCTATAGTCAGTATAACGATCATCGCAGTAATAAGAATCGACATTTTAGTTTTCGTTTCCATGGTTTTCTCCCCTTTCACTTAAAGTATACTATACTTTAGGTGAAAAGCCAAGAAAATTCTCAATTATTTTTCCGAAATTTGTGCCTCCAGTAACAGAGCCAGTCCCATATCCGCCATCTTACTGCCCCCGCATTCCTGGCGAACCAAAGACCGGCGCTTCTTTACCGGCTGGAGGAACGGCGACCCGCACTCATCGCACCTCGTCGCATTCACGTGCTCCGTCCGCTCCGAGATCGTCTGCGTATCGCAAACTAAGCACACCCATCTTGTCTCGCCGTACTTTAGGCGCCTGGCTTCCATATCCCGATCTCCTTTATGTCGGCACCCTTAACGGCGCCGAGCTCGTCTTTGCCACGGAACTTGTCGCAGTACCGGTTCTCCACGAACGCAGGATCCTTCCGCTCAGAGGACTTCAATCTCCGCACCGAGCCGTAAGGGCACCTCTTGTTGGAGCACCGCTCCCTGTGGTCACAGTATATGTCGACGAAGTCCGTCAGCTTCTTCTGTTTTCTGTGCGGACTAAAGTATATCATTCCTGTGCCTCCATTAGCAACTGGGTCCCCAGGTCAAGCATCGCCCGGTCCCGGTTCTCCCACCACTCCCGCAACCACCAGAGTAGTATGGTCAGCGGCAGCGGTAGGAGAACGGTCGACCCACCTATGATTATCACGTCCACGATAGTCATAACCTACGACGCCAGAACCAGCGCCTCCTTAAAGGCTGCCTGCTTGCAGTCGTTGGAAGTACCGAACAGGTTCGAGTGCACCCGGCCCTCGGACTCCTGCACCGACAGGAACCGGCCGCGCTGGTGGTCATGGTAGAAACTGACCGCGTTGTACGCGGCCCATGCCGTACCACGAACACCGTCCATAACCTGCTCGTCCCGATCCATGTTTTTACCCCACGTCTCCAGGATACCGTCCCGGCGAGCTATCTGCTTCTCGAACCGGCGAACGTCCTTGGGGTTGGTCTCGTCCACCTCGGGCACCACGCCGAAGGACGCGTCATAGACCGCGCGGAAGTACGCGGCGACCTCGCTCTGCTTCACGTGCTTAGCCGCCAGGACCCTTACCTGGGCCTCGAACTTCTTGATCTCGTCCATTATCAAGCCCAGGGCGAGGCGTGCGTGGCCGATCTTCTGCTTGATGTCGCCGGTGTGCTGGAACTGGATACCCCTGCTCAGATCCTTCTCCGAGAGACGGAGTGTGTTGGCGCAGACGACCCGGACCGAGGTCGGGTAGATCTGAAACGCCGCGCTACCGTCGTGGCTGTTTCGGACCAGCACGTACTGCTGGAGGATGTCCTGGTCGGTAACCGCTATGTCCTGCGGCAGCCGGACCAGGGCGAATATCTGTCGCCCGTTACGGAGCGAGCCGGCAGTCTCCACCACCACCGTCTGGTCAGCCTCGACCAGGATATCGGCGAACTCGGCGAGAGCCTTATTGCTTACCGGCTTGTACTTACTCCCGACCACCCCGAGCAGACCCATAGTGTCCTTACGGATGTGGGCCGCGTGGGTCGGCACCTTGAACTGCTTCTTCTTTCCGTCCGTGTCCTTGTACTGACAGACCAGCGGTAAGAGCTCGGTCTCCCAATCGAGCCCTATCTCCTGGAACGCGGGCCAGGCCCTTAGCCCGTCGTTGATCTCGACGCCAAGCCCGTGCCACGCCTTCTGGCCGTGCAGCCGGACCTCGCCGAAAACGTCTGTCGCTTCGATTTCGTGTGCCATGCTCTACCCTTTCAATTAGAACTCGTTTAGTTCCTCGATGGCCTCGGCAAGGTCCCCGATCCACTCCGCCGCGTTGGGGAAGCCCTGCTCTTCGGTCACTATACACTCAGACATCCACAACTCCTCCACAAGATTCCTCAGGAGCTCGGGTTGTTCCTCGCCGAAGGCCAGCGTAAGAACCTTGGCGACACCCTTCGGCGTAAGCGCGTTATTGTTACGAGTCGTAATGTCAAACTTGATTGGGGTCTTAAGTGCCATCTCTTCACCTCTCTTTCTACTTAAAGTATACGCCGCATCTGGGAAAAGCAAAACGAAATCCCAAAATTTTCCGACATACTTTACCTTGGCCCATAGGTAGAGTAAATCGCAAGGTAGAGTATGAAGGTAGAGTACGTCTAAGTTCGCCGTTCCACTGCCCTTATATTACTTTACTCTACCTACTCTACTAAAAGAGAGTAAATTACTAAGCTGGAGACAGAGGCCTGCCGCTACCTGGGCACTGTGTCGACTTACGGAATTGAAAGAGGGTAGAGTACGTAGAGTAAGTGGAGTATGTTGACCAGTTGGTAGGGGATAAGATGAGTTCTGCGTGCCGTATCTCCCCTCTACCTTGTGGACAGGGTGGAGTACGTAGAGTACGCTTACCGGGAGATGATACTCTTTATACCTACCCAGAAGATGCCGAGGGCCCCGACTACCGCGATCCCGACAGCCGCCAGAACAGCCTTACCCCGGACGGACTCCGTGGTGGTGCGCCAGTCTCGGAGGAACTGGAGATCCCGCTGGACGTCGAGTGGGTGGGACGTGTCTACGCCGAACTTAGTAAGCGCCTCGTTCACGGCCCTTTTCATAAGGTCGCAGAGCTCGTCCGGCTTCATAACTACCTGCTTGGTCTCGTCTTCCATACTATATACTCGTAGTCAGTTTGCAGTTCTCGACTATGTAATTATAGTCGACTAAGGAACGAATATTGCGTAGGCGTCCTCTGCCGACGTTGGAGAGTTCGCTCTGAAGATAGTCTCGGTAGCCCCGCCACCGAGGGCCAGTCCGTTTGCTCTGATCTCGATGGTATCGCCCGAGGTGACTCCTGTCATACTGCCGGTCGTCGCGCTCTGAGCGATACAGGTGAGCCACCCGCCTCCGTTCAGCCGATACTCGATGGGTCCGGCGGTGTTAGCCCTACCGATTGTGCACGAGTAGGAGCCGGTGTCTGGCGCTGTCCAGGACGTCGATATCTCCGTGTTCCCGAGGACGCCCATATTCTGGTCTCCGGATAGCTCGGCAGAGCCGCAGAGAAAGTCCCAGTCGAGTGTCTGTGTGGCCTCGTAGACGACCGTGTCGAAGGTGTGGCGGGTCTTAATCTTGATACGTAGCTCGCTCGGGATGACACCGTCCATATACCGTAGGATGGCTGTTCTGTAGGCGTAGTCTATCTTCGTGGACTGCCACCCGGTCGTGTATAGAAGCGATGGAGTTCCGCTGGGATCCTTCCAGACCTCAATGGCGTACTCGGTGGTGTTAGCTGCCGGGAACGTAGGATCAAGCGTCTCGGCATCTGTAGCGTTCTGGGACACCTCGTCGTAGATTCGGTAGTCCCTACGGTTGAATTCTATCTCTATACCCTTATCGTCCTCGATAGAGCCTTGCTGGACGTCCAGGGAGACCGAGCCGGTTGGATACTGAGTACCGTTCAGCTCTGTGAACGTGGGTGGATAAGGTCTACGCTCACGATTCGCCATTGTAAGCGAGATAGTCGTCAGTGCCGCATCGCTCTCAGAAACCTGATTCCCGTGGAGGTCATACGGGAGGAGTTTTATATCCACGTTGTTGGTTAGCGGAAAGGCCGTTACAGTTAAGGCTCCTCCGACGAAGATGAACTTAACGGCTGTGGCAGCCGCGTGGGACTGCTGAGCCGAGTCGAGCAGGCCTCGGTAACATCCGGTGAGTCGAATACCGCCTGTGATAGTAGTAGCCCCGGTACAGGCGACAAACTCATCACCGATCAGGAGTAGGTTCGTCAGCTCATTTCCAACATCTGTTGCGTTCGAGTCGAGAATCTCGGCGACATTCATATCTGTTAGTACATCAATCGTACTGTCGTCGTTGTCGATTGCAGAGTCTAAGGCGCCCGCAAACATGAAGCTGCTCCCCTGGCCGGCATCAAAGAAACTGCCGCTCGGAGTACCAACAGCGTTCCGCTGCCGAAAGAGATAACCGGCCTCCTCTCGTCCCTGGGAGACGCCAGATAGGAACACCCGGCCTTCCGTCGTAACCTCGTCCCGACGCGTAAAGGCATAGGGAGCCTCAAACCCAACCTGTTCTGTAGCTGGGAACGGGATCAGGTTCTTGTCCGGAGCCGTCCAGGAGGAGGCATCGGGATCTGCGAAGGATGGCGACCTATAGGAGAAGACATCCTGTACCGCGTCCACTATAATCTCCGGCTCGTCTTTGTTGCCGGTATCTATCCTTGTAATCCGCATCGGCAACTGGTCTATCTCCAGCGAACCGTGTGTATAGGTAAGCGCAAAGACCTCTCCGACATAGGCATCCCAGAAAGTACGATCCATCTTGAACCGACCTTTCGCGAAGGGATAGGAACTGGACCGCAGTTCTCTCCAGGCTATCTTATTCGCCAGCGCATCATCCTTAACACCCTCAAAGGTCCACGTTGCTGGAACAACCCGATTCTGTATCCGCATATTCGCACCATCCTGGGCAGGTGCGTAGCTCTGACTGTAGTCGTTAACACGGCGCTGATATTGTATTCGGATACTGTTGAAGGTCTCGTCCCAGGCAGCCCTGGAGAAGTTTATAACCTCCTTAATGTTATCATTATCAGCAACCCTAAGAGAACCTATACTATATCCGTCACGCGCTAAGGCAATACGCCACTTACCAGTTGTTGGATCTATTCGAAATCGTCCGTCTATCTGCTTCTCTATCTCAGCGATAAGGGATGTGGCCTTTCGCTGTGCCATAATAGCCATACTTATCCCGTTTCCCTCAGTATATAGGGTATCTGCCGCGTCCTGAAACTCAGGGATATCTACGTCTGAAGACGGATAACCATAGCCCCATTCTGTGTGGGTTAGGATTTCGTAAGCCATCTCCATAGGATTGCAGTCGTAGGTATTAACTATTGGATTAGCACACCCGAGTCCGGTAGGAATTCGTGTAAC